CCAAAATACAAACGGTCCAAATAATCCCAAGAAAGGGGAATAAATGGGCGGTTAACGCAGACCCAGTACGCTCTCAATCGATCACATACATTCTTGTAGTATTCTTTTCCCCACGCATAAGCAAGAGCAGCGGTCTGATACGAATTCTCCAAAGAGGCCTCGTAAGGGTCCGTATGCTTCTTGTTTATCCAGTTAGGAATATCTTCTATCATACCTTTTTCCAGACTAGCTAGCCAAACCATTTCACCCCGAGTTGGATGGGGCAAAAAGTGTGATTTGAGGAATGTCGCATCCGCAATTGAACACGACTCTCTCATTTCACCGGTCTTACTAGCGTCAGTGTAGACTATACCATGGTTTCCCAAGACGCGCTGCAATACAACATTGTTAAAAGATTCAATTACCATAGGGCTGACACTAGCAATAATGTCATCCCCATAGACAGCAAGCTGCATGAATTCCCACATATATTTCGGGTCTTCGATGGTCGTATCCTTAAATACTTCCATCCAAGACAAACCCATATACATAAGATTCACTAATGAATTAATTAACGCTGTGTAAGCATTACCCGAGGGAGAACCACAAACAGTTTGGTACACCGTGTCTTTGGCTATCTCATAAGAGAAAGCAAGGTTTTCAAAAAGAGTCTTCCGAACTAGTTTATCCTCAATTGTAGGGTTGGAATACTCACTATACCATTCATCAACAATTTCACCACAAGCTAATACCAATTCGGTATCCAATCCAGGGCCAAAGCCAGAATAATCACCACATAGGATGTCAGAACCTTTAGCTAACAAAGAGTTAGCAAGGACTGACCACTCCATGCCATGGACGTTTACACCAATATAAATACCAATGTTACGCCCTTGTGCCTGAACTGCACTACCAAAATCCATCAGGTATCGACGTGAATCGATAACCTGCTCCATTGGACATCCGTTAATCAACCGGGGATTTTTCCCTGGTTTCAAACGTTCGTCCTTTAGAAAATCGTGGTAGACAGAAAAGGGGATGATTCCTCTTTTTCTTTGGTCGTGTTTCAGATTATAAATTTGCACTAGCTCCTTTCGCAATCCATTCACACACAGACCATCAGCTTCCTCACGATAATCAACAAAGTGGCGTTTCTGAGTGCCTAAACCCATAGAGGATAAAGGCCATCCCACTGCGGTAGATCTTTTCAGAGCTTCCGCAAATGGGAGTTCAGAGACGCCAACAATTGCATCTTCAATCGTTCGTACACCGACAGTCACACTTACAGGCGGACACTCAGCTACAATCATATCAGTTAAGACCCGTTTAACTCTATTAACATTCTTCAAAGGCCAGGGAAGTGTTGGCCTCCCTTCTTTGGAGATTGCTTTTTCAAGTTTAACGGATCCAGCCCATTCATCATTCGCATCGAACATACACACAGGTTTCCGTTCGGGTTGTCGTAAAACACCAAACGTCGTTGCCTT